ACGCAATCCTTGCGGAGAACCCTTCATGCACGGAAGTGACTGAGGAAGAAGCCTACCCTGAGCGTTTTGTCCCCAAGAAACAGAAAGGACGTAAGTCTGGATTAGTGTTGGAGGCTAGAACGCCAGTAGCGTTATTGGTTACGGTGGCAGCAGGCATGATTAACTAATCGTCACAGTCCAAGAAATCGTCAGCGTATCCGCCGCGCCTTTGTTAATCACCGCGAAGATCGTGCGGCACAACATGTCGCCAGCAGAAGAAGCGTTGAAAATACCTGCTTCGACCAGTGCGCCAGTACCAACGCCGGGGTTAAACGTACAGGCGTACGTAACTTGATCGGTTGATACCGTAGTGCTAGTCAACGCTGTACGGCTACTAGCCACTGGTGCAGCAAGAGTTGTGTTCCCCAGCGCCGGAGCAGTATTGGTCGTACCCACTTCCATGTGGGACATGACGTTGGTAGTAGCGTCTTTCATTCGCTCAGCGATGAAGTCCAAACCGGACTGCACAACGAGGTTATCTACTTCACGTTGGTCTTTTACTTGCCCATCTTCACCAGTCAAGACAAACTTGACTTTACCGGTGGCTTTTACAGAATCTTTAATCATGATTCACTCCTTAGTTAAATTGAGACTCATCAATGGCGTAGCCGTTGATCGCACGAGAATCCACACCTGTAGCGAATTCTGCAATGACTAGATTATCCGATGTTGTGCCGTCTTCTGTGAAGAAGCGTACAGGAACAATGTTGGCAGTCGCCACATCGGTTACAGTTACCGAGTCCGCTAACACTGCGGTTATCGACTTCACATCTGCATCTGAAGTTGTCGCTGTGTCGGCTAAGACTTTGGTTCCGGTGAAACTATTGATCGCATCAGTGGCTACCGCAGTATCAGTAAGATCAGGTTTTGTAACCTGTTTCGCGTCAGTATCCGAAGTCGTTGCTGTATCCGCCACATCGGGGCGGGTCAAATCTTTTGCAGCCGCGTCCGAAGTACTCGCGCTGTCTGCCAGAACCTTGGTCGGGTTCAGATAGTCTATAGCGTCAACCGTACCTACAGTATCGGAGTAGACGACTTGTGGATGGTATGCCGCTGCGTCTGTCGCCCCCGCCGCGCTCGTAAGGTCAGGCTTGGTAACGGTCTTAGCATTGGCGTCCGAAGTCGTCGCCGTATCCGCCACATCAGGACGAACAAGAACAAACGAGTTGATAACGTCCGTCGGTACTGCCGTATCCACAAGCACCTTCGTCGCCACCAAGAAGTTAATGCCGTCGGAAGTTGTGGCAACATCTTGGGATACCTTTGTCGTGTGCTTGGCTGCAAGATCAGACGTTGCAGCATCGTCGGCTATATTTGGGCGAGTAAGACTAAACGATGGGAAATCAGTTGCATACGCAGGATCAGGGTCTACATCTGCGTCCGTTTGATCGAAATCAACTGGTTTCGTATGGACTTTAGTCAGTGAGTCCGTTGTAGTGACGGCATCATTGAGTACCTTAGTGAATGTAAAGTAGTCAACTGCATCCCCAGTTGTAGAGACATCCAATAGCACTTTGTTTATTGCTATGGCAACCGTATCCGAAGGTGTAGCCCCATCCATGAACTGAACAGGGAAAGTTACTTCCGCACGCAGGCGAGGGGAATCTAGATAGGTAGCCTTAGGTGCAGCGTACGCTGCCGACATAGCAAGAATACCGGCTGTAACAACCGCAGCGGCTTTTGGAGCAGTAATCTCAGAGGCAAGAGAAACAAGCGCCTTTACAGCCCCAACGACTGTTACAGTCGCCGTAGCCGTGGAAGGCGTTGTTATAGAGAATCTTGCCCGAATACGCATTAGAACTCCCCACGCACGCGGAAGCGCAGCACATCAAACACAGTATGCTTCGCCCCGTTGTAACTAATTTCGATCTCCCCCTCGTACTGTCCGGGGTCTACGTTAAGTATTCCGCCAGTAAAATTAAAACTAACCTTGCCATTTACAGCGTCAGTTTTTGTACATGTAATGGTGGACAGAAGGGTGCTGCTACCCGCTGCACGAAACTTAACCACAACTGTGGTTGTACCAGCAGATAAATCAATCGGCAACCCAGTGTTCTCGTCCGTCAGGGTGAGGTTAATCTCCGGTTTACTGTCGTTCTGGACTAATCGTATAACGTCGCTCATGGTGTCCCCTATGCAAAAGGTCGCATCTGCACAGTCATCGACGCCCTAGCGACGCCCAAGTTAGCCTTGGCGCGACGGGCTGCTGTCTTGTACGCGAATTGTTTAGCGTGGTACGTAGCGAGTTCCCTGTCCGCCCATGACTTGCCGGGGAGAACGAGAAGATGCTGCAACGCACCGTGAATAATTAGTTGTTCGCACTCATCAAATGGAGTCTGATCCATCCCGCGTGAAGAAATGCTTGGCTTTAGCGCCACAAACATCTTTACATCATAAGGTTTGGTGGCATCAGGAACCGGAACCACAACAAAGTGGTCAGGGTCAAACTGCGATAAGTGGCGTGGATCAGACCGCTTTGCGGTTTCTGTCGAGGGCCAGTCAGGGTATTGCGCATGAACCTGTTCTTGAGTCAGAGGAGTAATCTTCTCCCCATTAACCGTGGCATGGATCACACCCACGATGTCTGAGTTCTCAGGAGTCTCGTACTCATACTCGTAGACACCGGGTGTCAACCGAATAAGCGGCTGCTCGTACCGCCACACAAGAGTTTTTTCACAGACTTCGATAGCAGCATCCCGAACGTACTGCTCAATAGTCGGACGAGGACAGCCCGGCACACTAGGAGCCAGTTTAGATTCAAGGGAAAGAAAAGTTCGAGTAGCCATTTACACCACCTGACTTGGTTGGAGTCCGGCTTCCTCAGTATCCGTAACCGGACGGGCTTGGAAGTTAGTACTCAACGCCTGTACAAAAGACTGTTGGAACAGTTGGGCGCGGTTTGAGTTCACATGCTCGTTGTCAATAGACTCCGCAAGGAAAATTGTTCCGTCTACTACAACGGGGAAATACGCATCGGGTAGCAAATCTACTGTCTCCCCAAGAACGTAGTTCTTAGGGGCTTGGGAGTATTCAATAATCAATACCTGTGAAGCCGGAGCCTTTGGGTATATAAAAAACCGATTGTTGTTCCTTACATGCCGCATCCAGTTCACACATGCGCCGGGATCGTCGTTTGCCCAGTCTGGGTATGTTTGGTCAAGGGTTAGTCGGTTAGTCTCCCGTACCGCTGATCCATCCTTTACGCGGAATATTTCCATGATGCGGATGGAATCAGAAGGCGCAGTTTGTAGCACCTCCCCCGCAGTTGTGGTGAACTCCGCCACCTTAGCAAATAAATCAGGACGCAACACTGCCATGCGCTTGAGCGCCTGATTCGCAAAACCGAGTAACTCGGTATCCGAATAGCGTTGCAGCACCGCGTTTGCATTGGTATCCTGCAACATACGGCGAACTTCAACGATAACAGTGTCGAGTATCATTACATCAGCCCTCTAGATGCTTCGATGTTTAGTTCTTCATTTACAACGACTGGCTCCTCTGGAACATCCTCAGTCTCCAACACTAATCCAGACTTACGTCCTTTCTGTTTCTTGGGGACAAAACGCTCAGGGTAGGCTTCTTCCTCAGTCACTTCCGTGCATGAAGGGTTCTCCGCAAGGATTGCGTTCCACTCATAGATAAAACCATTTTTGTCTTTTAGATATCGCATTACTTGCTCCTTTTGGCTGCGTTCATATTATCGACCAAGTTAGGGTATTTACGCCCTGCTTTTTTAGCCGCTGCTTTTGCCTTCGCTTTTTGCTCAGGCGTTAAAGGTTTCGATTTACCGATTCCCTTAGGTCTTGGTTTGTCCCAGACTTCCATATCAGCACTTCCACGCCCGAAGGCTTTTGTTAATCCGGCTATCCGGATCGTTCGCTGTTTTCTTAGATGTCAGTTTCTTCTTCATCCCCTCCATCCTCGCGCAGAATGAATCTTTGCGGGAGCCGCCTTCAGGCTGCGGGGGTTTCAGTCCGGGTTTACCCGGATTGGCTTTGTTGTAAGCGGCGCGACCCTTAGCATTTAGGCCGCCATCAGGGTCTTTACCCTCCTTACGTTGCCATGCTGGGGTCTTAGCCATCATGCCACCTCGTACCAAATAGTGACAGAGCAATCTGCTGGAAGGTCGATATAGACACCATCGGCAAAAATCATTCCGTCGCCGGGCATATCAACTTGTGTAATCCCCTTACCGTACGCATTGATCGAATAAAACGGCTCACCACCAGTAGGAGCAGTATCTAAATCATAGTACTTAACGACGGCATCACTTCCACCGCTGTGCATCACCATTGTTTTGAGCATACGGCAATGCCCACTGATGGCAACACCATCGGTGGTTACTTGTACTGCTCTAACTCCTAGTACAGCCATGACTATCCTCCTTTAGAAGAAAGGGGGGCCTAAGCCCCCCGTTTCTTAGTTCATGTCTGTCAAAGTTGCAAACACACGTACAACAGCAGCGGCAGGTACAGCAGTACCAATCGTGATGTCGATAGTGTCAGCAGCAGAGTACAGTTTGCCGCCACTCAAAGTGGGAGCAAATGCGCCAGACGACAGCACAGGAACGCCGCCAGCCCAAGCCACTGCATTAGCAGAAGTAGCAGCCAAGTAACCAGCGGCGGCGGAGCCGTCACCGATTGCGATGGTGCTAGTCACGCCAGCAGCAGTAGTTACCTGCATACCCACGTTGGACACAACAGTGCCAGCAGGGACAGGAATAACTTCCAGAACGTCAGAAGCAGCCAGTGCGGTTGCACCAGCAGCCAAACGCGCAGCGATGATCGCTGGGAAGTCAAGAACAACCTCTACTCGGCTTACTTTATTCAAAGCATCGCCAGCAGGGTAAGCGGCTGAGCCTTTGTTAAAGCCCAGAGAGTCGGTATATGTAGCCATGATAAATCTCCAAAAAAGTTACGAACGGGGGCCGAAGCCCCCGACCTTTACAGGGTGATAACAGCCTGAGTCAACGCTTCAGGTTTCACAACCTTGTAGCCATACACTTGCAGACCACGGATGATGTTGCCGAACGTGGTTTCAGAGCGGATGGTTTCCATGTTGGTCATTTGCGAAGCAAATGTGAAACCCATCTTGTGACCGCCGATAACGCTGAACTTACCAGAAGACACGTTCAGGTTGTGGCTCACATAGAGGGTGAAGCGGTCGATCATGCCGAGACGACCATTGCGCAGCGGAGTCATGCTGTCACCGGTCAAAGACGCATCCTTCAGGTCAGAACGCTTGATGTAACCAGCCATCTTAGCCGGGATAACCAAGAAACGATCTTGCTCAGGAGCGTTGGCTTCGTCAAGGACAGTACCCATGTCAACGATCAAGTCGATGACGTTGGTCTTGTCGATAGCGAGAGCCGTACCGGTAGTGCCGAGGTCAATGTCACCAGAGATACGACCAGCATTAGCGCCTTTGTTCAAGGCTGAAATGTCTGGAAGGATGTCGGTGAGAACGCGCTGGTCAATCTTGATCTTCATACGCTCGGAAGCGTCTTTAGACCATTGATCCATCAGGTTGATGTCCGACTGAACCTTGTCCACATCATCTTCGATACAGGCAAAGTACTCGCCCTTGTCGATGATGAGTTGGAGTTTTGGCTTGTCAGGATTTTCAACCGACAGCGTTTGACCTTTGACATAGGTCTTGATGGTGATCTCAGGGGTGGTACGGATATTAACCGTATCACCGTGCTGACGAATCTCGCCTTCGTAAGCAGTGTTGGAAATAGCAGCCAACACAGTTGCGTCGTAGAAATTCTCGATCAGTTTGCCCGACCAGATTTCGGGAATGAAATTGCCGCTGTAGTTAGGGCGGCCACCTGCGTTAGGAAAAGACATGTTAGTTCTCCAAATTAAGCGTTAGCAACAATGCGCCCATCTCGCTGTGCAGCGAAGATGTCGCGTTCGATGCGGTCACGCTCAGCCTCTCGCCCTTTGTACTTACCCTGACGGACATCGTTGAAAAAGTCCTTAATGTCAGACGGAGAGTACTGGCGAGAAGTTTGACCAGTAGGAGCGTTCGTGCCGCGTCCGCGACCCGGCGCTACCTGCTTTTCAAGTTCTGAGGCAGACCGATTAGGTTGAGCATTAGCAGTCGGTTGGTATCTACCAGTGGCTTTAGAGAACGTACCGAAGAAAGCCGCTACACGCTCTACGTCAAGATTTTGTTGCGCCTGCTCCAAGTACACCTGACGATTCATCCCTGTCATCGGATCAACTTCTAGCAACCAACTCTGGAAGTCAAGATCATTGTTGATCTGCTGCCAGTTGGGGACAAGAGTTGACAACGAATTCCAAAAACGGTCTTCAGAACTAATTGCCTGTTGATGGGCAACACGTTGTACTTGAGGAACAACTGCTGTGTTAAGGCTGGTGGCGATTTGATTGATTGCGTTTTCAAGCGCAGCCAGTTTACCGATCATAGGAACAAGTTCCTCTCTCGATACTTTTCGCATCACATCCAGCGACTCACCATACTCCTCTTTCTCTTGATCGGAGACAAGGACAGGAGCCTGCATTTGCGAAGGAGCCTGAGATGGTGGGGCAGACAGAGAAGAAAGTAATTGCTCCATCTGACTAACACGAGACTGTAATTCTCGATTTGTAGAGTGCAAGCGCGGAACTTCCGCGTTGTACATACCCTGAAGGGTTCGCCATTTCTGAGCATAAGTCTCAGAATTTGGGTCGTCATTGCTTTGCTCTGTACCTGACGACGGCGTAGCATTTTCAGTAGCCGCACTGTGGGCAGTAGGCGCTTCATTCTCAGCAGGCGTCCCAGCGTCGGGGGAAGGGTCATTAGACGATGGAGTATTCTCCGCGCCTTCGGTTCCCTCGCTGTTGAGTTGCTTGTAGAGTTCCTGAACGGCCTCAGTTTGTTTACGAATTTGCTCTGGTAATGCCATGATGTACGCTCCTATCGGTGTGCGTTAAAAGAATTATGGGGCGAGGATGATTCCTTTGCCGCCATCTCAGGGGCATCTTTGACGAGTTTGTACAACTCGCCCAATACCTGACACCGCCCCTGTAGAGGTGCAGGATTGTTCACTGCCATAGGCAGTTGTTCTAGTTCATGCTGCCGCCAGTCTCTCAGAAACTCCAGTACCTCGGGGTACTGTCGCGCCGTGACTGCGAAAGCCTTGATAACTTGTGGGTCGGGGCGAATCATGCAGCAGCCCCCGACGATCTATTCATAACCGTGTTTCCTTCCATACCACCTTTAGGCGAGCCATCAGGCTGCGTAGGCGCAGGTTCAGGAGTAGCCGAAGCAGTCTGTGCTTTCGCCATAGTGAGACGAGCCTGCGTACGGGTTTCAAAATTTTTCTTTTCTTTGGATGGGATGATGTCATCCACAGGCATCTGTAGACCCTTCGCCACTTCGCGCAGAACTGTTGCGCGACCTTCTTTGCCCATGATCTCCATGTCAATCTCGTTAGCGGTAGCAGTCAGGAACTCAATGCGGCGAACATTCATCTGCTCTTTATTCGCAAGGTTAATTGCTCCACGCGGCATGATGTCGAGGTCGCCCTTGATGGACTCGTCCTCGTCATAGCGCATGTTGTACACATACTGGCGTTCTACGATTGGTTTAGTAACGTCCGCGTCAATGTGCATCACCACTTGCCGGATGCCCTTACCAGCCGACCCCATCAGCATGGACAACCCAGATGATGTGCGACCTGCACCTTGTACATTGAGGTCACCGTATAGATATGCGGGAATACCCGAATGGTCGTCAGCCAATCGGCTGAACTTCTCGTACACACCCATCAAGGTGTTGGCGTTATCTTCGGGCTGAGAGAACCGCACTGCTGGC